TACCGTTTAAATCTATATCTCCAGTAACAGACTCTCTGCCATCTTTCCATAGAACTTGGTCCAGAGCCGTGGACAGTTTCTCGAAATTCTGGTTAATCTTCTGGACAGCCGAGCTGCCTTCAAGATTAGTAAGAGCATCTACAGGGACATTATCAGCCATTAAAACATTACTTTCAAGAGTTGTTCAACAGGGCGAGAAATAAAAGTCCATGCTGCACCGCCTATAAGGACAAGGAGGGAGCCTCTGACCTTCCAATCATTCTGCCACTGCTCAAGTTTCTCGATCCTCTCCTCGTGGTCTTTGAACGGGAGTGAATCTATTTTATCAGACAGGCTCTTGACACTAGCAGTTAGAGCACCTAACTGAAAGGCTACATTATTTTGTAGCTCGTCTTTCTTCTCCTGCATTAACCGATCTTCCATGCGCCGTCATAATAGACAGGGACTTTGTTAGCTCCTCCTCCTGCAACCACAGAACCAAAAGTAGTAGCATTAGCGTCATTAACAAAGGAACGATCACCTATGGAGGCGGAGCTATCTAACGATGCTACAGGGACTACAACAGGCGGGTAGAGGCTGCTCAGGTCCTTCCAGGTCCCAGAGCCAGTGCCATTAGCTACATATATTTGGTCGCTAGAGGCAGTTTCAATACCTTTAGGTTCGTGGAGATCAGCGCCAGTAAGATTCTTATGAAGAGTAGACATTTAAAACTCCAAAGAAAAGTCCGGCAGCATGTAAAACAGAGGCATACCGGACTTGACCTTTCAACTTAAATTACTGGTAGAAGTATTCAACAACGACCTTGATCTTACCAGCAGTATAAGTACCGGTAGTAACAACACCAACTGCGCGAGCAGCAGCAAGCTGAGTACCAACCTGCGTACCGTTAGCACCTGCCGTAGTACGAATACCAGCAGCAGTGTCTACAGTGCCATTAACCTGATAGGTACCGACAGCGTAGTTAGTACCGCCCGCAGGAGTCTCAATGATCTCGACCGTCTGGTCCTTAATCACTGCACCCGCAGGCAGAAGGGTATCCAGCGAGCTGAAACCTGTGTTAGTCCCGGTATTACCCGGATCGGCGGTATAGATAGTCCGTGCAGCACCGGTCAGCGTGACGAACAGAACAAGTTCACGACGCTTGCCAGCACCGGTAGTTACACCGGCACGAGCACCACGAGCGCCTTGATCCGTACCGAAACGGACAGGAAGACCGTCAGGATTAGTCCAAGTAGGCATATTTAGTCCTCCTTATTAGTCGTAAGCCAGAACGTTCGACTGCGTGAGCACAGTAACGAAGTTCTCCTGGCGGTAAAGCTTGACACCCCAACGAGCAGTCGTAACATACTCTTCGCGCTGGAAGTCCTTGTTGTACTCGCCATCGACCTTGGGCTGCTGACGCATGGAACCGATCCAAGGCTTCTCCATACCCGGCGCAGCCGAGAAGAAGATGTTAGCAATCGGATTGGCACCCGAAGCTACACCATTGATGGTTTCAGCGGCAATGCTAGGAAGGTAGTTCGACTCGTAGATATCGAAGCCCCAGATGTTGTACCGGAACTGCATACCAGTCGTAAGACCTTCTTTGACAACACCTTCCCACTTAGGGTTATAGGTAAAGTCAACGAGACCCGGACGAGTACCGAGGTACAGAGCAACCGAAGGATCGACAATGCCGATCAGGTTGGTCATCGGGACGTTAGCCTTCTTCAGGGCGTAGTGAGCCTTGGCGAAGTCTTCAATACCGAGCGTACGAACCGAGTTAGAAGTATCAGAAGCAACCCAGCGATGCGGGGCACCATTGATGTTGTTCAAGTTACCAGCAACCTGGCCGTTAGGCGTACCGGGCTGACCCTGGAGAAGGATGTCAGCTTCAAGCGAGACCATGATGGCACGTTCTTGCTCAGGAACAAAGCGAGCTTCCAGCATCGAGCTGTAGTAGCTGTCCTGCCGCTGCTTGTTCGTGATGTACGTACCCGACTGCTTGTACTGGGTGATGCTGAACTGGAACTCGCCAAGAGCCATCGGGGTGTATTCTACCGCCGTGTCTTCAACGTAGTCAGTGGCGTCCATATCACCAATGCTTGGAATGGTAAGAGTATTACCATCAGGGAAGTCGATCCAGTTAACGTATTTAGTTGCTTCGAGGTCGTCCTTCAGAACTTCCTTGAGCTGGTTCGACCACAGTTCAGAACGGATCAGAATGTCCGTGTTTGTGGTAGTCATACCTGCCATTAGAAATAAACTCCTAAGTAGATGTTGCGGTTATTAACGATAGAACGCATCACCAAGAGCTTTAGCCTGACGGAACAGTTCCTGCTGAACTTCGCGAGAGAAGTATTTGCTAGGAGATGTTTTACGAAGTTCCTCATAGTAAGCAAAATTCCTCTTATTGCCGCCAGCATCAACCTGGGGACGATATTCAGAGGAAGCACCCGGAGTAGAAGTAGAGCCTGCACCCATTCCCATAATAGAACGAAAACCGTTCGGGGTGCGTGCAGCCATGTCCTTCAAATATTCGGCAGTAACCCCAAGTTCATTAGCCTTAGCAAGAACTCGTTCGTTTGCCTTGTCTCCGTAGAGGGTCTTCATTTCAGTAGCTACCGCTTCAAGATTGTTACGGTGCTTCTGTTCTTCCGTCACGCTCGCGAACTCTTCGCGAAAACGTGTGCGCCAATCTTCATCGCTAACCTTGGGAGCCTGAACCGGGTCTTCTGTCGGGGTCTTAATGACAGGAGGTTCTGAGGGCGTCTGCGGGGGATTCTGTTTATTGGCTTCTTCTAGCTCCTTCTGTGCCCGAAGGGCGGCTAGATCGCGCCGAAGTTCGTGGATGTGGGTTTCTGCGTTAACATAGCCCTTAGCCAGATCATCTGCGCTCTTGTATTTCTTGCCTTCACCAATAAGAGTGTCAGCAATTACGTCATTGTTCACTGGGTCAGTGTTGAAAATATCTTCCATGATTGGTCATCATTCCTAAATAGTAACTAAGTTCATTTGTTGGTAGGTGGGTCATCTACCTCAAGATACTGGATCACCTCCTTCAATGCGCGAAGTTGTCCATTTATATCCGCCTGTCTATATGCCCAAGCGGGCGAATCATAGTCATCAATAGATGAGGTTTCTACCTCTCTAACTCTATTATACAATATTTCTTTTAGAATGTCAAGAACTATTTTATTTCCGAGTACTAATTTTACTCGTTCCTCTTTCTTATCAGCCTTTAGACCTTTGAACCAGATGTTCTTCATTGCTGACTACCTTGAGCCATCATAGCTTGCTGAGTGACTTGAGCCGCTTGATTAGGGTCCATACCTACAGTCTGCTCCTCTAGCCCTGCTTGCTGCAAAGAGGACGCAATCTGCTGTTGCTCTGCTTGCTCGTATAGTCCGATGTTAGGCTGATAAATCTTATATTTCTCAAGACCAAGCAGATGTTCAAGGGCTTGAGCAATACGCTTACCAGAGAAGTGGGCAAGTATAGCAGGATTCTGGCCGAGAGCAGACTGAGCGAACTGAGTCATATTACCTACGATCTGAGCATTCTGCGCAAAGTGACGAGCACCAATAGGACGAATCTTGCCACGAGCAGTAATATCTTCTTTAGTAATAGACTCGAAAGTCACAGCCTGAGTCTCGTCATCTAGGACACGAATAACATCGTTGTCATTAAGATTACGACGAGCAAGCTCAAGCATATCGTTCAGAAGAGGCTCAAGGAAGAGTTCTTCAAAATAGCTGATCTTGTTGTAGAAGACTCGATTAGCTCCATTCTCTAGGACCTGGACCTCATAGGCAGTCTTTTCACCAGGAGTTCGGAAGCCCATAGCCTGCTTAGGGGCACCTGCCATCTCCTCCATCTTAGCCTCGATCATTTCGATCTGAGTGTCTGCATTGAGGAAGGTCACATCAGGGTGCATGAACTCTACGTTACCATCATCTCCTACGTAGATACGTTCTCCTGGTCCATAGTCGAAATCCTCTACAAGACCAGTAATCTTAAGGACGGGTTGAATGATAAGATCGAAGGCGTCAGACTTAGCGTTCTCAAGGTGGTCGATTCGATGCTGCATACCTACAAGGTTATCCAGCGGACCCATGGCGTAGAGATTATCCTGACGAAGACGCCAGCCTGCGTGATGGACCGGGGGACGCCCTAGCCAGTTGTCAGATGCTTGATTACGAATCGTAAGGCATCGATCAACAACAGAAATGAGATGATTTTTGTAGAGCTTATCTTCTTCCCGATCATACATGTCTCCGTAAAAATCTAGAATCTCCACGGTATCGGAAACCATGTAATCCCAAAATCCACTAAAGCCGCTGATCTGGTAAAGATCGCTCTTAATGAAATCACCCCTGGACGAGGCAGCAAAACGATGTCGATTGTCCATCATCTTGTCGAACACTTCTTCGAGATAGCCTAGTTCAGGCTTAGACTCAATCTCTGACTTAAGTGTAGCTAGGCTGACGTATCGCCGCACAATCTTAGGAGAATTTACAAACTCAGCAGCGGTAGGGTCGAAGCAGATATCTACAGGATTAATGCGCTGAACTTTTGGTCCAATGTATTTAGGAATCTTTTCACCGGTAGAAGCGTCTTCCGAATACTCTGCGACAAAGACAGGCATAGCGAAGACGTTGCCGTAATCAATGAAGTCATAGACGAGCTTGGATACTTCATTTCGGAAGTTAGACTGCTTCATCTTATTTTGCATATAAGCCTGAATAACCGCCCTCTTCTGCATAGTCTCTTCGCTTGCATCGTCACCCTCCCAGACAACAGCATTGTCATTAGGGAAAAGAGTGGCCATGTAGTTCGCGTGGAGATTGTCCCGAATCTGACACAGCTTAGGAATGTGGATACGATTCTTCCAGGGCAGAGCCGCGTTAGTCGTACCATTTACCGAGGTGGCAAAGATGTACTGCTGAATCTCCTGCTTCTGGGAGAGCCAGCTCTGACGAAGGTTGTCCCACGTCTGGAACTTGATTGCAATAGCTTCACCCACATAATCCTTGTGAGTAAAATATTCGTTGATTTCTACCGCATTCGGCACTTATAGATATCCTTTAATCAGCCGAAGTCCGGCTCGTAGAAACATTTCAACTTCTTCAGGGGACTCCATGTCACTACGTAAGTCCCAAGTACCATCCAAATTCTTACCAATCACTACGCCTTTGTCTAGCTGGTAGATAGCGTTAGATAATACAGTGTCAATATCCAGCTCATCTAGTCTCTCGAAAGTAATCACATTGTCAGTAGGCGACACCACCGAACCTGGAATCGTAGATGATGTTCCCTCTGGCCTTACTTCGATCCTTTGCCAGTAGTCCACTAGGAGCGACTGAGATCGAAATTGCGGCTGCAAGACTGTCCATACAGTCGTCATGCGGTGGGTGGGTTGCAATTAGCTCCTCCTCTAGTGTCTGACAGTGGCCGCCTTTATAATGCCACATAGCCATATTGTCATAACGTGGTTCAAGAATAGCGGCCATTCGTTCTTCTTTAGAACCGCTGTGTCTCGTTGGAGCAAGCTCCTCGATAGACAGGTATAAGCCCATAGGGCGTATGTAGCCTTCTTTGATCTCTCGAACGATTGCTTTCTGAGCTGCTGTAACTTCAGCACCTAGCTTCCTGAATCCCCACTTCTTGTGTAAATCAAAGATGTGCTCAAAATACTCAGGGATACGCTCTGTCTTAAACCTATCGATCTCTAGGATGTAGACCATGTTATCACAGTCTAAACCGATGACAGAGATAGCTGTATAGTCCGACTTCTTCTTCATCGAGTAGGCGAAGTCAACAGAAGCAAAGACATTTAGCTTCCTGTTGTTGTAGTACCAAGTACCGCCTGCATGAGTGAGGAATTTAGGGTCGTAGTACTGGAACTTATCTCGACCTATGCGAAGATCGCCTGGATCGTTCGGATCATTGTAATACTGAGCGCGGAACTGGGACTTGTCAAGATACTTAGCTCGCTTGGTGGCGAGAACTTTAGCGTCAAAGCCGAACCACTTACCGTCTGATCGCTGTTGTCTGGGCCACAGAAACTGGCCCGTACCGTCTCCTCTGTCCTCCACTTGCCGTTCAAATATAGTATAGACGGACTCGTGCCCAATGATATCGCCTTCGTCATCATAGATTTCCCGTTCCATAGCTTGCATAAGGGAGTAGAGGTCTTTAGGGTGATAGCGTGTACCTACAACCCATTCGTGAGCATCAGTACCTTCAATAGAGTTAAGGAAGGAGTACTGAGTCTCTACCTTACGCCTACCTTCTTCTGAGTAAGCATTGTCGTAGACCACGATATCATCAAAGACAGCCACATCGCAGTGGAAGCCCGTGATCGAGGTTGTAAGCCCCGCAGTCTTTACGGTAGGATCGCGAACACCCTCTTTCTTCCGCTTAGGGTGGTCTACACATATCTCAGTGTTAGTCCACTTCTCTCGTTTGCCTTCTTCCTCATGAACCATCTCTGGCCAGTAGCGACGGTAAATAGACGAAGAGAGGATATCCTTGATTGAGCGTAGCTGGGCTTCTGCTAGCGGACTAGTGGATGAGACATAAAGGATGCGAGTATCAGGATACTTAGTAATCCACCAAGCCACCTTGTAAGCTACATAGGCGCTCTTACCGTGGTCTCGTGGGATAAGAGTGAGCTGGAACTTACCCGCTTCTTCCGAGGTAGTCCAGCGACACCAATCAGCATGTACATGGCCAATAGCCCTGTGAGGGGCTACTAGGCGGATAAAGGTTTCGAGGTCAGCTTCCGCTGCCTCTCTAATTTCTTGGACGGTGGACAACATTAATTCCTAGTGTTAGGCTACAATCGGAGACCAATTATCAATACGCATCTGAGTGGTCCCACCGATTGGCTCAAGGCCGAGTGCAGTACCGGTGTACCATAAGTCCCCTGTAATGATCCCTCGACCCACAGCCCATCGATACATTTCAAGCTGGTCAACTTCTCCGGCCAGAAACGAACCATCAGCCGGGAGAGGCATAAGATATAAGCCGCCGTCTGCTTTCTGGAACAGTGACATTAACCACCCGCGCCCATGACGATCATAGAACGTCCCCATATCCTTACCGTTCTTCTGGGCATGGTGGCGAGTATCTGACGCAGGAAGAGGTATAACGCCCAACTCAAAAGCCTTGCTCTTACTGCTCTTCGGATCGGTCAAGAGAAAGCTGTCAAACAGGATATTAGCGTCACCGCCTATCAGAGAACGGTAGTCCAAGGAGAAAGCATATTCCATCTTAGACAGGTCACGTATTCGGCGAGGTTTGATCGTAACCTCTGTTACCCCGTTCTCGTAAGTCCCGTGACGAATAGAGGGATAACCGCGCACCCGGCCTGTGGTCGTAATAGGGGTCTGACAGGTAATGATTGCCCCGTTAGGCGCATCTTCACCTATCTCAATAGTGAACACCTTATCTGTAGGGGACAGCCCCTCCTTTACCCAATCGTCGGTAGGATTGCCTGTCCATGCAAAATACTCCCCGCCTTTCCAGTGACGCTCAGCGTATATAGTAGACTGGTTGGTAATAGTAGGCACGGTGAAGCTCCTTACGATGGTAGCGCGGCCTCTAGGGCTGCAATATAGGCAGCACGGGCAAGAGTGGTAAGTTGTACTCGTTCGTTAGGGCCAGGATGAACACCGTCGATACTATCTCCCGGTATGGTAGTAGAAATCTTAGGCCATGAGCGTCCATCGATCATCAGTGTACGACTATCAGCCACGGCACTACAAGCGTTCCACATGGCGTCAAGCGCACCAGCAGGGAAGCCATCGACAGCGGTATCGAAGCCGACGATGACGCCAACCCAGCTATTGGGATAGGCTGCCTGCAACGCCTGGACACCAAGGGCCATATTGGCGGCAACAGTTGGGATGTCCTCGTCCCGGTCATTAACCGAGTTACACATGAAGGTGACATGCGGATCTGCAATGGCGAAGTTCTTGTCGAGTTCAATCCTCTGCAAAATATTGCGGCTATCGACAAGGTTGACCCAGCCCTGCGAGGCGCGGCCCTGCGGAATCGGATCGCGAACGCCAAACGCCTCCATGAACAGCCGAGCAGGAGCAGCCCAGATACTGTTGGTCCATGCCGCACCACCTGCGCCATAGCTGTCCCACCACATTTCGGCTTTGATGTCCGCAGACGTGTCAGGCGCGGTGACAGACGTAGCGGCAATGTTTGCACCAAGGATGGTCATAGTGCTGTCGGAAAAGACCTCGATCAGACCAGTGACAGCGCTAGAGAAAGTGAACTTAATATAGGCTCGTCCCCCTCCCCACGAAGCCGTAGCTAGATCAGCCTCTTGTGCCCACTGGCCATTCACGCGAACTCTGAACGCCCGTGTAGTGGTCCCACCGCTGTAGCAAGACAAGTCGAAGGCTGTGCAATTGACGGCAGTGAAGGCGTAACCTGGGCCAGTGCCTCCGGTCGTATTCTGCGCGCCGCTTGTGCTGGAATAGCTGAACAGACTTCCCCACGATCCGTTGGGCTTAAGCGGAGCATCCGGCGCAGTGCGGGCGAATTTCGTTTCGTCCGTCATCAGATAGGTAGGCGAGCCAACTGCTGCACCACCTAGCGTTGAAGCGGCACCAAGGGCACCTAGCGTTATCGTAGGGGTAGAGGCCATATAGGTCCGCCCAATAAAAGCGGTAGCTGCCTCTAGAATGGCTTCTCCGCGTTCTAGCAGGATCGGGCCTAGAGCAGATTGAGCGAATGTCATCTCTTCTGTATAGGCAGCAAGAAAGCTAGAAAGAGATTCAGTGATTTCTTTTGACTGGGAGAAGAAACTCGACTGCGTAGAGTAAGGGGCGTAGGTAACATTATCCCCTGTTTTGTCGTAGCCGGTCCGAATAGGAAGAGCCAGCCGATTAGTAGAAGGATCACGATAAATCCTTTTAGTAGAAATAACTGAACTCATGTTTAGCTCCTTGGATTCTTTTTACCGGCGCTCTTAGTCCGGGCGTAGGAACGATTCTTCTTCTTAGACTCTACAGCCCAGTTAGATGGCCGATTATCCAGAGCATTCCCGTTCTTGTGGGCTACGTCTTTTCCGTCACCCTTCTTAGCCTTGCCAGCCTTAATCATCTCCCGTCGAGCAGCATTGCGAGCTGCCCTCTTCTTCTTCTGCTCAGGCTTTTTATTATATTTAGCTTGTGCTCTTTGCCGTGCAGCCGTGTTCTTTTGCGAATTAGGACCGGTTGCCATTACAGAGCTTGTCCTGCGATGAAAGCAGTATCGGAGATCGTCTTAGTAAACGGTCCAGTCGTAGAGAAGACAGCAGTAATACCAGCAGAACAGCGAATAGGGGTAGGAAAGGTTACACTGGCTCCTGCGTTAGCTGCGATAGGCAAGACAAAGATAGGAGTAACTGTACCGTCTGCTGGTACAGTGGTAGAGTTAAAGACAAGAAGATATCCTGCGGAAGCACCTGCTACTACGTTCAATGAGTAGAGATTGCCTGCACTAGCTTTAAGAATCAAGCTCCCAGCAGCTACCGTAGTGGCCGTATCGGCAATACCAGCAGAAGTATTAGTTGAAGGTATACTTGTAGCAAAGCCAGGGGAGGCTGCTGTAGACTGAGCTGCTGGAGAAATTACATTCCCGTTAGCATCTACGTTAGCTACATATCCAAAGCTTGCAGTATTCGTGGCACCAATGCCCATCTTATCTCATCCTTCCGTGTTCAGAGACTATTCTCTATTACTTAACCAGTTTAATTCTTGCAGCGTCTTCCAAGACCTCAGACAGCTCTTTAGTCTCTTGCTTGAGATTACCTTCCACCTCAGCAGCCGTAGGACGCCCTCTAGGCGTTTTCTTCTGTCCGACAGTCTGTGCTACCGAGTGAAGGAACTTCGATGCCTGTAGCGCCCTAGAATCGCCTTGTAGGGCATGTTCTTTAATCTGGGCGATAGCTTTAGACTCGAGACGAACCTTCATCTCTTTATCCCAGTGCTCTTTAGCTTCCCGGAACCATGGCCTCTTCATCAGGAACTCCCAGTGGTGCCAGTCTCCTAGCAGCTCTTTGGCAGTCGTGTATCCGGTGGGGTCTTCAGACTCTACATAATGTTCTCCGAAGTCAATATACCCTTCCTTGCCGTAGAGGGAGAAGGGGGCTTCGATTACTAGACCATTACCTACATTCTTAGACTTCCAGGCTTCTTCCTGAAAGAGCTGGCGAGTGAGGTAGTGTCCATTGGGTTTATATGTCTTCTGCTTCATAACTATATTATACTACACTTGACATAAAATGTCAATAAATAAATTCGTTTGATGTATAAATAGTTCTTGACATTTGATTCCATTCGATGTATAATGTAGTTGTAGGTGCAGGGATGTTCCTATGTTTCTCTTCTTTGACCGGTCAGCCTCTAATCTCCTTGAGGCTACAGACTCTAGAGTGGTGACAATCTAAAGTTTGCTTGGTAGCCGGGGTTTCTTCTCTTTAAGTTTAAACTAATATATATTATAAATAGTTCTTAAGAAGGAAATCTTAAGGGAGGCGGCGAAGCCGCATCTAAAATAGAAGAATTAAATTTATACCTATTCCGAAGTCATCTGACTTCTAGACAGCTAGAAGACTTATACCAGTTCCGACCTCCGTTGCTTAGTTGCTCCGGGGGTTTTCTTGTATCCCGATAATTTTTATGAGATATTTTAGAGGTGTGATATATGCAAGAACACCCGCCCCCGATGCCCCCACCCGCCCCCCAGCGTGTGTTACACCCCCAGAATCACA